ATGAGGTTGAAGAGGTTTATGGTATGTCACATATTACTGGAGGAGGAATCCCTGAGAACCTTCCTAGATGCCTTCCAAAGGGACTTAAAGCACACGTTGATTGGAATGCTTGGAGTGTCCCAGAGATATTCTTAGAGATCCAAAGACAGGGTAATATGGATGAGTTGGAGATGAGAAGAGTATTTAATCTAGGTATTGGATATTGTGTAATTGTTCCTGCTAATCGTGCTGAGTTGACTATGGATATTATTAGAGGTGAAGGTATAGAGTGTTGGGAGATTGGAGAGGTTTACGATGGACAATGACAAAAAATGTGTTATAATTATTAAAGGAGATTATTAAAAATGTCTATAAAACTAACACTTCTAAAATCAGGAGAAACTTTAATATCTGAAACTAAAGAATTGGTTTCTGATGAGGGACAGACTGCACCACATGCTTATTTGTTAAATCATCCACATTTGGTTAATATTAAAGAGGTGAAAGCACCTAATCAAAAGCAAGGTGATTTTGGAATTGATGTTACATTAACACCTTGGATTATACTATCTGCTGATGAAGAGATGGTTTTACCAACGGATTGGGTTGTAACAATAGTAGAACCTATGACATCATTAAAACAAATGTACATAGATAAAAGTAAAACTTTCAATATAAAAGAAGAGGAAAAACCTGATGGCAATTAAATGTGTTTTAGTTGATGTGGATAATGTTCTTATCACAGAAGTAGTAGAAGTAATGGCAGAATTGGGTGAACCCAATTGTAAGTTCATTAATCCATATAGATTTTTTGATATTGATAATATGAAACCTTGGTTAGAAGCTTCCAATCAAACAGAATTTATGCTAAGATCAGAAGACATTCTTACTATTGCTGAACCCACAGAGGAGGTAATAGAAAAATATAAAGAACTCACTACATAATGCGATTCTATACAAACGTTCAGATGGTTGGAGACAACTTCTTGGTTCGTGGTTACGAAGATGGAAAACACTTTGCAACCCGTGAGAAGTTTTACCCAACCCTTTTTGTTGACTCAAAAAAGAAAACGAAATATAGAACTTTAACTGGTGATCCTGTAGAAGCGATTGAACCAGGTACAGTTAGAGAAACTAGAGATTTCATAAAGAGATATAGTGAGATTGATAATTTTAATGTCTATGGGAATGAGAGATTTATCTATCAGTATATTTCTGAAAGATACCCAGAGCAGGAACTGAAGTTTGATATTGAAAAGATTAAATTAGTTACTCTTGATATTGAGGTTAAGTCTGAGAAGGGTTTCCCTGATGTAGAATCGTGTGCTGAAGAGATACTTCTCATATCAATACAAGATTATAATACAAAGCAGATTATAACTTGGGGTCAAGGACCTTTTAAGAATAAGCAAGATAATGTTTTATACAAATCATTCAGAACCGAGTATGAACTTCTAAATGATTTTATTAACTGGTGGATGATTGAGTCTAATACACCAGAAGTTATTACTGGATGGAATAGTAAGTTATATGATATTCCATATATGTGTCGCAGGATAGATCGTATTCTTGGTGAGAAATTAAAGAAGCGTATGTCACCTTGGGGATTGGTGACTGAGGATACAACTGTCATTATGGGTAGAGAACATATTACCTATGACATTGGTGGTGTATCTCAGTTGGATTATCTAGATCTCTATAAAAAGTTTACTTACAAGGCACAGGAATCGTATCGATTGGATTATATTGCCAGTGTAGAATTGGGGCAAAAGAAACTCGATCACTCTGAGTTTGATACCTTCAAGGACTTCTATACTAACGGGTGGCAGAAGTTTGTAGAATACAATATAATTGACGTAGAACTTGTTGACCGTTTGGAAAGCAAGATGAAGTTGATTGAACTCGCCCTTACTATGGCATATGAAGCCAAGGTAAATTATGAGGATGTGTTCTATCAAGTACGGATGTGGGACACCATCATCTACAATGATTTGAAGAGAAGGAATATTGTTATTCCTCCTAAGAATAGATCTGATAAAAATGACAAATACGCAGGTGCTTATGTCAAGGAACCGATTCCAGGAAAGTATGATTGGGTGGTCAGTTTTGACCTTAACAGTCTGTATCCTCATCTTATTATGCAGTACAATATTTCCCCAGAGACACTCAGGGAAACTCGACATCCCAGTTCGAGTGTTGAAGGGATCTTAAATAAGGAGTGTGAATTTGATGGAGATTATGCAGTTTGTGCGAATGGAGCACAATATAGGAAGGATGTGCGTGGGTTCTTGCCTGAACTTATGGACAAGATGTATGGAGATCGTGTTGTTTTCAAGAAGAAGATGCTTCAAGCAAAGCAGCAGTATGAGAAGACACCCACGGAAGCACTGGAGAAGGAAATTGCTAGGTGTAATAATATCCAGATGGCGAAGAAGATTGCCCTTAATAGTGCTTATGGTGCTATCGGCAATCAGTACTTTAGGTATTACAAACTTGCTAATGCAGAAGCCATTACTTTGTCTGGCCAAGTATCCATACGTTGGATAGAGAATAAGATGAACCAGAGAATGAATAAGATTTTAAAAACTGAGGAGGTTGATTATGTTATTGCTTCAGATACTGATTCCATCTATCTTAATTTGGGTCCTCTGGTTGAGGCTGTATACAAGGGCAGAGAGAAAACTAATCAGATCGTTGTTGGGTTCCTTAACAAGGTGTGTGAAAATGAATTTGAGCCTTTTATTGAAAGTTCTTACCAAGAACTGGCCGACTATGTAAATGCCTATGACCAGAAGATGGTTATGAAAAGGGAGAATATTGCTGAACGTGGTATCTGGACTGCCAAGAAAAGATATATTCTAAACGTATGGGATAGTGAAGGTGTTCGATACGATGAACCCAAACTAAAGATGATGGGTATTGAGGCAGTTAAGTCCTCTACACCTGCCCCTTGTCGTACTATGATTAAGGATGCTCTCAAGTTGATTATGAATGATACTGAGGATAATGTCCAAAAGTTTATTGAAGAATGTAGAACTAAGTTTAGAAAACTTCCACCTGAAGATATTGCTTTTCCAAGAACAGCAAATAATGTTCAGAAGTATAAATCATATGCTTCAATATATGAAAAAGGAACTCCTATACATATACGTGGTGCATTGCTTTTTAATCACTATGTAAAGCAAAAGAAATTGGATAATAAATATTCTCCCATTGGTAATGGTGAGAAGGTGAAGTTTCTATATTTAAAGAAACCAAATATTATTCAGGAGAATGTTATATCATTCATTCAAGATTTTCCTCACGAACTCGGTCTTGATATGTACATTGATTATGATTTACAATTTGAAAAGAGTTTTGTGGAACCACTGAGAGCAATATTAAATGCTATCGGGTGGAGTGTAGAAAAAACTGCTACTTTGGATTCATTTTTTAACTAATGGAATTACCTATTAATCGTAAAGATTTAGATACTATTATCAATGCATTATCACTTGGTGGTGATACTAGACTTTATTTTGTATTAAAAAATGTTAGAGATGATTATAGATTGAATGAGGTTAAGGAAACATGAGTATGAGTTCAGACGAACTTAAATGGGATTTGATGGAACTGCCAAATACACCATTACTTAAAGGTATGTTACCTAAAGTTGCTATGGATTACTTGTGGGAAATTATAGAAGAGGCAACTATAAATTCTAAAAGTAGTAGACAACATCTTGCTGGAAATATTTCTGAGAGTTTATATTTAAATGATAAAGGTGATTGGTTTTTTGAAAATATTTTAAAGGACGTTTGTGAGCGTTATATTAAAGACTCACCACAGATTGTAACTGCCAGGAATGGTTTTGATCAATTTCCGATTACTAAATTAAGGTTATTAAATTTTTGGGTAAATTCTCAAAGACAGATGGAATTTAATCCTTGTCATAATCATGGTGGAGTTTTATCATTTGTTATATGGATGAAAATCCCTACGCATTGGGAGGATCAATATCAATTACCTTTCTGTAAAGGTTCAAATACACCAATGGCATCCGATTTTCAGTTTATGTATACTGATATTTGTGGTAATATACAGGGATGGAGAGCACAAATGTCTCCTGATATAGAGGGTGTGATTATGGTTTTTCCATCAAGCATGATACATCAGGTTTATCCTTTTTATAATTGTGAGGATGATAGGATATCAATTTCTGGAAATCTTTATTTTGATCCAGAAGTTCTTGATGAAATAAAGAAAGAGGAATATGATGCAGATGGTAAATGTCTAAAATATTCATAATTATAATTTTGTGCTATAATAATATTATTGAGGCTATAGAATGGACTTTTTAAAAGAGATAGTAAAAGAGATTGGAGACGAATACACCAAAGTCGCATCAGACATCGAAGAAAACGAACGATTCATCGACACAGGTTCGTACATCTTTAATGGATTGGTGTCGGGTTCCATTTATGGTGGCGTATCTAGCAGCCGCATTACTGCCATCGCTGGTGAAAGCAGTACTGGGAAAACTTACTTCTCCCTCGCAGTTGTCAAGAACTTTTTGGATAACAATCCTGACGGTTACTGTTTGTATTTCGATACTGAGGCTGCTGTTAATAAAGGATTACTTGAGTCTCGTGGGATAGATATGAACCGCCTAGTGGTGGTTAATGTAGTTACTATTGAAGAGTTTAGAAGTAAGGCACTTCGTGCAGTAGATATATACTTGAAAACATCCGAAGAAGAACGCAAACCTTGTATGTTTGTATTAGATTCTTTGGGTATGCTTTCCACAGAAAAAGAAATACGAGATGCTTTAGATGATAAGCAGGTTAGGGATATGACTAAATCCCAACTTGTGAAAGGTGCTTTTAGAATGCTAACTTTAAAGTTGGGTCAAGCAAACATTCCACTTATAGTAACAAATCATACCTACGATGTCATTGGATCTTATGTCCCGACTAAAGAAATGGGAGGAGGCTCTGGTCTCAAATATGCCGCAAGTACAATCATTTATCTCAGCAAAAAAAAGGAAAAGGATCAGAAAGAGGTTATTGGAAACATTATCAAAGCTAAGACGCATAAATCAAGACTCTCAAAAGAAAACAAAGATGTAAGTATAAGACTCTATTATGACGAAAGAGGATTAGATCGTTACTATGGTTTACTAGAACTTGGTGAACTTGGTGGCATGTGGAAGAATGTTGCTGGAAGATATGAGATGAATGGTAAGAAGATATATGCTAAAGAGATTCTAAAGAATCCTACAGAATACTTCACAGATGATATAATGGAACAGTTGGACAACATTGCGAAGGATCACTTCTCTTATGGAACGAATTGAAACCACCATTCTTAGGAATCTGGTATTCAATGAAGATTTTTCTCGCAAAGTTATTCCGTTCATAGAACCAGACTATTTTGAAGAAAGAAAAGAAAAGATTATATTTGAAGAGATAACTAAGTTCATTGTTAAGTATAATTCTGCTATAACTGTAGAAGCACTTAATATTGAGATAGAAGGTAGGACAGATTTAAATGAATCTGAGATAAAAGAAACTAGAGATGTTTCTAATACTTTACATGATTCTGCTGTAGAACCACAGTGGTTACTAGATACTACAGAAAAATGGTGTAGAGATAGAGCAATCTATCTTGCACTAATGGAGTCAATTCATATTGCTGATGGTGAGGATGAACAGAAGAATAGAGATGCTATTCCTTCTATCCTATCAGATGCTTTAGCAGTATCTTTTGATAGTCATATAGGTCACGATTATCTAAACGATT